CTCTGGCCTACGCCGAGGGGGTGCATAGTGACCGAAATAGTGGTATATCCGAGAAAGAAAGTTTTAAACGTGTTTCTTGGCGGCGGCGAGTTGGATCAGATTTTAGAAATGCATGAAGATGTGGTAGCATGGGCGAAATCGCAAGGATGCTCTGCATTGACTATGACAGGCCGGTTTGGCTGGAAGAAACCACTGAAGGCGCATGGCTGGGAGCCACTGCACGCCTCATATGTGAAGGAGTTTGAATAATGTCAAAAGGCGGGTCAACAACGTCAAGCGTTGAAATTCCAGAATATATTGAGGAAGCAGCACGCCGCAATTTGGCCAAGGCTGAAGACATTAGCCAGATTGGGTATGTGCCATATTACGGGCCTGATGTTGCCGCGTTTACGCCGTTCCAAGAAGCAGGCTTCCAGCAGACCGCCGACGTTGCGTCTGCGTTTGGTATGGGGCCGCAGATGTCTCAGACGGACATTATGGGCGGCATGCCAGCGGCGACAGAGTTTGCTGGCGGTGTGCGTGGATACAGCTCAGCCCCGCTGTACCAGCAAGCCGTTGACGAGCTTGCCGCGAAGCGTCCGGCGCAAGCGCAATTCATTGAGAGCTTTTTCATTGATCCAGTAACGGGCCAAGTGGGATCGCGTGTGCCGACTGAATATGACTATACATCACCCGTTGCACCTGTTGCACCTGTTGATAGCGGTGGTGGTGGCGTTGCTCCGATTGTGGCACCTGTTGCACCTGTTGCGCCTTATGCTCCGGCAGATCCCGCGCTGGCTATTCAGCCTGATCCAGAGATATTCGATGCCACGCCGCCAGACGTGCAAGTTGCGCAGGAAGTATTGGCGACAGACCCGCTGAACCCGCAATACAATGAGGCGTTTGAAGATGTTTACGATTATCAAGCAGAGCAAGCAGCACAAGACCCGACAGGCCAATCAACTGGGTTTGGTATAACGCCAGAAATAATTGACGCTGTTGGCGTAGACGCGTTCTTGCCGCCGCAGGTTCCTGACGATTACATATTAGACCCCGCAATTAGCGCGGCTATAGAAGAGATTGGCTATACGCCTATAGGAAGCACAGACACGCAAGCGTCTACTTTGATTACAGACCCAGCCGCGAGCATCACCGACACATCTACTGCAAGCGCGTTTACTCAGCAGATGAACGACATTCAAGAGGCGTTGATTGGCATGCTTCCACTTGATGAAAGCTACAGTGTCGGAGGGGTTAATAACCCGATTGAAACCCCGACCCTTGGCGAAATGCAGGGCGCTTCCTTGCCAAGCATGAGATACGACGCCCCAACTGGATCATATGTTGCCTTAGAAGGGGCCATGCCAACGGGTGCAGTTCGCCCGCCATCAAGACCCACAGGTGACGAGGTTAGTGGCGGCGGTTTGCTGTCTAGCATTGGAGACATCGGAGAATTTATCGCCAGCGGTGGGGTTACTGGCGCCGCATTAAGGGGCGTTGGCGGTCTTTTGGAGCCTGCCCTTGGTGCAGCAGAAAGCGGCATAGCTTCAATGATTGGCGACCCGCGCACATTTGCTCAGCGTGATGCCGACAGGCTCGAAGCAGAAAGGCTTAGAGCCATCGACAGGTTGCAAGAAGAAAGCGCCGCAGTCGAAGCGCAAAGGGAAGCGGCTCTAACTGAGCAAGAAAAGCTAAAAGTGTCAGACCCAGATGCGTTTGTCGCTCAGTTTGGCAAGGAAGGCAAAGCAGACGCCAAGAAGGCTGTTGAGACTGCGCAAAAGTTAGCTGTTGCTCCAAGGCCGCCAAGCCTAACGTCTGATAAGGCAAGAGATTGGGTTAAGGCCAACGTAGGCGTCAGCGTAGATAAAAAAGATGCAACTGACTATATCCGCTCATTGCAGCAGGATTGGGATAGGCAGAACGGATAAAGGAGACAGAAATGGCTGGACAAGGTTCAAAAGGTGGCGGTCAGGTAGTCGCTCCAACAATGGGCGCAGCGCCTGCATCTGGCATGACCCCGATGGCCCCGCTAGCGCCGACTGCTGGGTTTAACGTAAACCAAGCATCTGCTGGCGCATTGCAGGGCGCGCTTGGCGGCACGCGGGCGGCAATGACAGGCCCGCTGCAAGTTGGCGCGTATATGAACCCGTACACGCAGAACGTAATTGATCGCACGCAGCAGGACATTGCCAGACAGCAAGAGATGGCGATGAACCAGCTTGGCGCTCAGGCAACAAGAGCGCGTGCGTTTGGCGGCTCACGCCAAGGCGTTGCCGAGGGTGTTGCCGCCGGAGAGTTTGGGCGCATGGCGGGCGATATTGCGGCTCAGCAGCGTCAGACCGGATACAACACAGCGATGCAGCAGGCGATGGCTGACAGGCAGGCGCGCCTTGGCGCAGCATCGCAGCTTGGCGCATTGGGCCAGCAGGCATTTGGCACCGGCCAAGCGATCCAGCAGCAGCAAATGCAGCAGGGCCTCATGCAGCAGATGTTGCAGCAGTCTCTGATCGACGCGGCGCGTGGCCAATATGCAGGCTATACCGGCGCACCGCAGGCAGCGCTTGCAGCGCCATTGGCGGCGTTGCAGCAAGCGCCAGCGCCTGAATCGACTACTAAGTCAAATCAGCCCGGTCTGTTTAGCTACATTCAAGCGCTGACTGGCATGGGGGCGTTTGGTTAACAGATGACACCGTTTGAGCGCCTAAAGTCACGAATATTCGCCACTGAAAGCAGCGGCGATTATAACGCGCTTTACAACTACGCAAACCGCGAAGGAAGTCCTTTCGCTGGGTTTAAGCTTACGGGTATGACGGTTGACGAGGCGCTTGAGTTTGCTAACCCGTCTGGCCCATACGCGCAATATGTAAAGGGCCAAGTTGGTCGCGTTGCTACGCCGATGGGTGCCTATCAAGTGGTTGGGTCTACTCTTGCAGATGCAAAAAAAGGTCTTGGCTTGACTGGCAGCGAGATGATGACAGAGGATCTGCAAGACAAGATCGGGCAATGGATATACAAGACGCAAGGCCCATCAGCTTGGGAAGGTTTGAAAGGAAAAGACATGGCAACTCCAATGGATAGGGCGCGCGAAGAAGAGCTGCGCCAGCAGATGCTGGCCAGCGGAACGGCTCCACAAGCAGCGCCACGCGCGCCACTGTCGGCGCTACGGCAGGATCGCCCGCAGGCAGCGGCAGCGCCGCAGCAGCGCAGAGGCGGCTTAGGCGGCATCATGGATTACCTTGGCAAGCAAAGCCCGACAACCGGCATGACGCGTGCGGAGCAATTCGCTGCGGCGCTCGATCCGCTAATCATGCCGGAGATGCGCGCCGGCGAGGCGATCAGGGCGCGCGGCGCGCAGCGGCAGGCGGCTGCAACGAAGAACAAGACGGTCGAGTATCTGCGCAGGATGGGGTACGACGATTATGCTCAAGCCGTGGAGAGCGGGGCGATTGGCGCAAAGGATATTATGAATGCGCTGGTCAGCAAGTCGATGGAGACGCCGAAGGATACAAGCACAGCGGGAATGAGGGAATATGCTCAAGCTGTTAAGGATGGTTTCAAGGGTACATTCCTCGACTACAAGACGGCCATCAGCAAAGCTGGCGCGACAAGTGTTAATGTGGGCGGTGATGGAACGTTCCAAGAGTATGGCCAGAAAGAGCTGGGTAGAAATTATGCCGAAATGGCTGCAACTGGCCGCGATGCTTCAGCTAATCTTGGCAGAATTGAGTTATTAAGCGACCTGCTTGATGAAAGCGACACTGGATTAAGTGCAGGTTTCTTGTCACGCGCAAACCAATATTTTGGCGTAGACTTTAGAAGCGGCCCTGCGGCGGCAGCGGAAGCCATAATAAGCCAGCTTGTGCCAGCGCAGAGGCCAGCCGGTTCTGGCGTTATTTCGGATGCAGACTTGGCTTTGTATAAGGCGTCTTTGCCCGCCATCCAAAACCAACCAAACGGTAACAAGCTTATTATTGGCAGCATGGTTGCAATTACTAAGCACAACCAAAGCGTAGGACGCATCGCGTCTAGAGCGCTTACTGATCCAAACTTTAGCATCCAGCAGGCAGAAGAGGCTATCGCCGCCCTGCCAGATCCGTTTGAGAGTGTCAGGGGTCTTCTTGGCAGCGGCGCAGATATACCCGCGCCGGACATGACAGAACGCGAAGCGCTTGATCTGCTAAACCCACCGAGCGGAGGTTAACATGGCTGAAATGACATACGCCGAAGCCTCCAATGTTCAAGCGGCAATCGCCGCATTGGAGAAGCTTGAGGCCGCCGGAACGATAAGCGAAGACGGCCAGAAGGCGCTGGACGCTGCACGCAAAAAGCGCAAGCCAGCAAGGCAGGCTGAAATTGAAACCATCGCCACATATCGCGGCTTCCAGAAGGGTGCCAGCTTAAACTTGGCTGACGAGATCGCCGGTGCATACCAAGCGGCAAATGATCTATTCAGAGGCGGCGACATAGAAGGCGCGAAAAAGGCATACGCGAAATATCGTGACCTTGTTCGCCAGCGAGACGAGGCGGCGCAGCTGCTGGCTCCAGAGCAGTTTGCCAAAGGTGAAGTCTCAGGCGGCATTGCGGGCGCAACACTGCCGGTTGCCACAGGTTTGCGTCTGGCTAAAAACTTAGGCACGGCAGGGCAGGTTGTTACTGGTGCGGCTACTGGCGCAACAGCGGCAGCTCTTCCAGAGTTTGCTGGCGGAGAGGGCGGCTTCGGGCCGCGCATGGCAGAGGTTTCTCCAGTTACCGCAGCGACAGGTGCAGCGCTTGGCGCTGTTGCGCCAGTGGCGGGTCGCGTAGCTGGTGCTGTTACCAGAGGCATCCAAGATATAGGCCGTGCTGGCGAGGGGGGCTTCAGCGGAGCTGCGTTGCGCAGAGTTGGGAAAAAATTGCAAAGCCCGATGGTGGCGGGGCGAAATATTAAAGAATACTTGCAGTCTCTTGGCCCAGAGGGGATGGTGGCTGATATTGCCGGATCTCCGCGCGGGCTGGCGCAATCCTTAGCAGTGCTGCAAGGTGACGGTTCGGACGTATTACGCACGCGAATAGAGCAGCGAGCAGGCGGCGCAGAACAGCGTACTAAAGACATTGTTACCGAGAGGCTCGGCCCAGAAATGGCCGCTATTGAGGAGCGCGCAGCGCAGGAAATGCGCAAGTCGTCTGAGCTTGGGCCAATGTATGACGCGGCTATGCAGAGCGGCGCAGAGTTTGATATCAGCGCGTTGCGCTCTGGCTTGGTTATGATGGCAGACGATGCGGCGGCTAACGTCAGAAGCGGTCTAAACGCTGTATTGCGTGATCTGGGTAAGGAGGGGCCAGTTTCGGCGTCTAAACTCCACAACGCCCGCAGCGCTTTGAGCGACGCAATTACGTCTGCTAGAATAGCTGGGCAGAATAATAAAGTCAGGCAGCTGATGCCCATACTAGACGAGATGGACAGGCGTCTTGATGAAATACCAAACTACGCCACGGCGCGCGCCGGATACGCCGAAAGCTCACAGATTGAACGTGCGGTAGATAATGGCCGCACTGTGTTTTCTGGTGGCCCAACGTCTGCTTTGCACCCAGCGCAATTAAAAGCAATGCTTGATAAAATGAAGCCGCTTGAGCGTGACGCATATGTGAAAGGCGCGAGAGAATACATTGCTGCTCTTATGGGTACATCGAGAAGCGATGCGGCAACCGCGTGGCAGCAGTTTGACAAATCTTGGAACCGCGAGAAGTTGCAACTTCTACTTGGCAAGCCTGACGCGGATGCCGTCATACAGAGGTTGTTTGCCGAAAAAGAGTTTTCCGGCACGCGCAGCGATGTTTTAAAGAATTCCCAAAGTGCTTTTCGCACGGAAGGAGCGGCTGATGTCGCTGATTTGCGAGATCCTTCTGGAACACAAAGGGAAGGGCCATTTTCGCGCATTTACAGAGGCGCTATAGCTGATCCGCTCAATCGGATTATAGACGAGATTATGTACGGCAAAAGGCGCGCAAACCTAAACCGCGAGATTGGTGAATTACTGTCAATGCAGGGCGCAGATCGTGACATAATAGTGCCTGTTCTGTTACAAGAAGCTAAGCGGCTTCAAGACCCAACACGCGCGCAGCAAGTAATTGACGCCTTAACCACATTCGGCCTAACAACTTACGGCGCAACACGCGGAGAATAACATGCAACCACAGCCAAAAGATCGCCGTGAAATCGAAAGCATCGTGCAGAATGCGATCAGCGATGCCGTTGACTTCGTTGAAAGCGAAATCAGCGAAGACCGCATTAAGGCGCAGCGTTATTACGACGGCGAGGTTGATATTGGCCATGAAGACGGGCGCAGCAAGGTTGTGGCCACAAAGGTACGGGATACCGTACGCTCTGTGAAGCCAAGCCTGATGCGCATTTTCATGTCTACCGCGAGGCCGGTAGAGTTTATCCCGAAGGGGCCAGAAGACGTTGCCTTGGCCGAGCAGGCCACCAGCTACATCCAGCACGAGTTTACGCGCTTGAACGGATACCGCGTGCTGAACGACGCCTTCCAAGACGCCATGGTCAAGAAGCAGGGCATCGTGAAGGCGTATTGGCACGACTACCCCGTAGCTGAGATATACACCTACACCGACTTGTCTGATGACGAATACACGTTTCTGCTGGACGCTGATGACGTTGAGGTGCTTGAGCATACGATGGAAATGTCCATCGAGATGGATCAGATGGGCATGCAGATCGAGCTTCCTATTCATTCGGTCAAGATTAGCCGCACAGAAATGAAGGGCGAGCTGCGCATGGAAAGCGTGCCGCCGGAAGAGTTTTTCGTAAACCGCGACTGCCGCTCATTTGATGACGCATATGTCGTGGCGCACCGCACAGACATGCGCGTTGGCGATCTGGTCGAGATGGGCTTTGACTTTGACGTCATATCTAACCTGACGCCGTTTGACGGCACAAACGACATGACCGGCGCAGAGGTGCTTGAGCGCCAAGGCTACGAGGAAGACTTGTCGGACGAAGACGAGCTAGATCCAGCCATGAAGCTGGTGGGCATTACAGAAGCCTACATGCGTATGGACGTGGACGGAACAGGCGTGCCGGTGCTGTACAAGTTTCTGTGCGGCGGCACATCATACGAGCTGCTAGACTTCATGCCGTGCGACGAGATCCCGTTTGCCAAGTTTGAGATTGATCCAGAGCCACACAGTTGGTACGGCCACAGCCTTTCTGAGCTGGTGGAAAACGATCAAGACGCAGCGACGTCTATTCTGCGTGGCATCTTGGACAACGTGGCGATGACCAACAATCCGCGCATTGGGATTGTGGACGGCGCAGTAAATATTGACGATGTGCTGAACAACGAAATCGGGTCACTTGTTAGAATGCGCCAAGCCGGATCTGTGCAGGATCTGAGCGTGCCATTTGTTGCCGGACAGACGCTATCTGCGCTGGCATATATGGATCAGCTCACAGAGCAGAAGACAGGCGTTACAAGCGCCTCTGTGGGGCTTAATCCCGACGCATTGCAGTCTACCACAAAAGCAGCCGTTCAAGCGTCTGTGCAGGCTGCTGCGGGCCAGACAGAGGTGATGGTGCGTAACTTGGCTGACGGTCTGCGTGACCTGTTTGGCGTCATGCTGCGCCTGATGAATAAGAATATGGACGAAGAAAAGATGATGCGGATGAACGGGCAGTTTATCCCCGTTGATCCACGCGTCTGGGATACGTCTAT